GTTATTGTTTCTCGTGTAGAGAAGACAATTCTTGCAACAAATCATGATACTGTTAAACAGTATTTTGAAATTCCGACACAAAATGCTCAGTTGGCAATCCATATGACAGGAGATGCTGTTAATTTGAGTTTGGACTCAGAATTGAACATGATGATCAAAAATAGAGAGCTCTTCAAAACTACTAATATTAATAATGTTTATGATGTAGCTAATCCAGATGATGGTGTTGATATTTCAGAAATCGACCCAACAATTCTTGTTGACAATTTTGATACTCTTGAGATTTTGGTTGAGGATAACGCATTTAACACTAAGGCAAGCAAATTGGTCAAATATGACACAATTGCTCCAAAAGTAGTCGTTGAAGGTGACATTATTCCTGAATTGGAAGCGGGTCAAGTTTATGGTGCGAACGGCCAAATTAGTTCAATAGGTAGTTCGGTATATGATTATGATATTATCGAAGTTACTGATGGATTAGTAGATGACGGTGCTGGTACTATTACTAGAGAAGAAACTTCCGGTTGGATTACTGGAACTGATAGCGATTTTACGGGTCAGCTTATAACAGGGTCAACTATTGTTCCTAAATGGTATAGTAGTGAATTTATTTTCACCCTTGAAACTGGTAATACAGTATCAAGAACTGGTTTAGATTATAAACAGTTGACTTTCGATTCTGAGATTCCTCCTACTTCTGGAACATATATGGATTTCAAAATGATATTGGGTGCTGGTGATAAATTAATCATTGACTCAGTAGAAAGAGAAATATCAAGTGTGGACTTTACATCTCCAACCGTAACAATAAATCTAGTTTCGGATGCTCCTTCTTCATGGGACGGCGCGGTAGAAATTGGATATAAGTTATATATTAATAGGGAAGTAGAATATCCAATAAGTTCGGTATTTAGTGATACTCGCGCGATAGTACAATATCAATTCAAAGATACTCTTGCTTTTGCCACATATGAGGACAAGGGTGGAACACCGGTTGCCCCAGTGGATATTCTTACGGCATTAGGAGACATAGAGTCTACTCCGAGCGTAGTATTCGAAAATATTACTGATGAATTGATTATAGGTTCGACTGCACAAATAACATCATTGTATTTTAATTTAACAACAGTATCGCCTAGCACATCACTTTCAACATTCGTATTCGCGTATCATGATGGCGGGTCATATGTAGACATTCCATCTTACAGTATAGTAGATGAAACAAATAATTTCCAAAATAGCGGACATATCTATCTCGCATTTGATAAAACTGATTGGGATGCCGATGCTACAGTTTTCAAATTGAGAATAACTCTTGCGACCGAAGCAACTGATGTTGAAGCATCGATTGGTATCATAAGTGCGGTTCCAATAATTGATTCTGCTGACGCCACATTTGGATACAAGTACTTACAGAGCACAGAAACGGTTTCTGAGAAATTATATAGGGACACCAACGACACAACGTATAAAACGGTAATCGGGGTTAATGTTAACTTCTTCCAACTTTTAAGAGTTGGTTCTAAAGTAAGTGTTGATTGGACTGGCACACCGGAAGTTGTGTATGTTACAGAAATAGTAAGTCCTACTGTAATGATGATTGATACTGCAATGAGTAACTTACCTACTGTTCCAGCTAGTGCAAAAATATTCACCTATAGTAACGCATATGATTTAGATGGTAATACTAGTGTTGGTAGTAAGTTATACACCGAAAACGCTGAACTATCAGTTATCAATCTTGGAATCCTAGATACTGGATTGAACCGATATGTTGTTGATACGGTTAGTGGTTCATATAATGTCGGAGATAAAATCTCTGGTGTTCAAATGTTAGCCGACGAGTGGAAGTATTTCACAAACAATATAACAAAAACTATCGATATTGATAGAGATGATAGCGTATATGTTTCATCATATTTAAAAGCTTCGAGTGGAGCATTTGCATACTATGCAGATTTTGCTTTTCATAATACCATTGAGGTAAAAGGAGTAGCAGAACCAGTATTCTTTTCTACTAATGTGAATGGTGCTACTGGAACATTAATATATACACTGTCTTCTGGTGAAAATACACCAGGATATCTTGTAGATACCACTAGTGCGGTTAGTTTTGCGAATACTCATGCTACTATTACTGCTTTAAGCATGTACGAAGATGTTGTATGTTATGAATTCGAAGCTCCAGCAGATGCGACAACAGATGGACTTGTTATGGTTAACGAAGTAGTTGCCGGAATGACCACAACAATCAAAGAGCGTTACACTTATACTGTAACTGGCGGAGACGATTATTCAGAAACGGATAGTGTGACCGGCGATACAATTGTAGGAAACGAGTTTATCAGAATTTTTGCAAACAGTCCTGGTTCTTGGGCCGACACTGACAATTTGTCATTCGCGATGTGCGATATGGACCACTTTGATACTGCTCTTATTGAAGAGGGCGGAATTTCGTTCAAATCACTATTCGAGTACGCTCCAGATACAACAGATAAGACCTTGATGGCAATGGTTGTAGTTAAGGACGATTTCGTAATTGAAACATATGTAGTATCAACAGACCCAACCTCGAAAGATTCTCAGGGTACTTCTCGATACATTACTGATATTGTTAATAGAAAATCAGGATACATAAACTTATTATTTAACACCGCTGTTATTGACGCATTTGAAGTAAACGGATACGACATCCATTTCAATACAGTATATAACTCTATGATTGAGGGCGGATACTCAGGAAAGAAAATATCATTGTTTAGAGCTCAGTATGAAGATACATCTGATTCTACAGTGAATATGGATACAGTTAATGGTTATGTAGAGGATGGTGACGTTACTCAAGCATACAACGAATTTAGAAATCCCGATGAAGTGAGTATTGGATACCTTGTTGATGGAGAATGGACGGGAAATCCCGTTATCGCGAAATATATGAAGTCAATCTGTGTGGAGCGTGGCGACAGTATCGCTTTTTGTGGCCCACAATTAGGAGACATTGTAGGTATTAGAGATAAGGACGTAATCAAAGCTAATTTGATGTCATACATCAATGATAATAACTTGATAGGAACAGGAAGAGACTTCCAATTCTTGTCATTTTCAGATAATATTAAACAAGTATATGACCTCTACAACGACACTTATGTTTGGATTGCTTTGTCAACTGACATTTCAGCTAAAAATTCATATATTGATAATTATTTTGACCCATGGTATGCAGTTGCCGGTCAAGCAAGAGGAAGTATAAACAATGTTGTTAAACTTGGATGGACTTCAGAGTTGTCTCAAAGAGACGCAATGTATCCTAATAGAATCAACAGTGTTATTAAGAAGAAAGGAACCGGAATCTACATTTACGGTGAAAAGAACCTTATGTCTGTGAAATCTGACCTTGGACATAACCATAACAGAAAGACTTTGAACTTTATCGAAGTTAATCTTAAAAAATATATGGAACAAGTTCTTTGGGAATTTAACGATGCAATCACTAGAGGAAATGTTGTTAACACAATCGAACCTTTCTTGAGAAATATTAAAGCGAAACGTGGATTGATTGATTACGTGTTACAATGTGATGCAACGAATAATCCAGCGACTGTTATTGAAGATGGTACAATCATTGTGGCGATATACTTGAAGATGGCTCATGTCATTGAGAAAGTGGAGCTTCAGTTCACCATTACTAAAGCGTCAGTTTCTTTCGATGAGGTCTTGACTAAGTAAGTCTTGGACTCATTTTATTACCCGGGGGCGATTTTTATCGCCCCCTTTTTTATTGACAAAATACTATTTTTATGATATTATATGTTAACGATAGGGGTATATTATGATACTTGACCAAATGAGAAGCATTAGTTATAATACATCAACTTTCACTAATGAAGTTTCTTTTCAGTTATCAACTGGTGTATGGTGTGAAATTGGAAAGTTTTCTATTTTTAGGGGAACTGCTACAATATCTCTTCGGTGGACGAATACTGATGGCACCACTCTCCTTGTGGATATAGCGTATAGTAAAGGGAGATATATTCTTAACAGAATAGGACATCTCAAAGAGGGAATTCGAAGGTATGGATTAGGCCAGTCTAATATTACTCAGGATTATATAAAGAAGAAAATATATAATACTATTGACGGGTATGCTAGTAGTAGCGTAGTTATTAGAAATATTGATATGAAAGTTTAGCCCATAAAAAACATTGGCGGATATGAATACTTAGTTTCTAGGTCTTCTTTTAATTCTTCTAGTCTCGACGTTGCCTCGTCATACATCGTCTGACCGGTTAGAGTTGCCCCGGCTGGCAAATTAACATTGTCAAACTTTTTAAGATTTGTTCCAATTTGTTGTTTTATTAGTTGTACCGAGTATTCCTTCAACCAGATATCTGTAAATAAATCTGGGCTACCCTCAACGTCCTCAAGCATATAACATACTAAAGCTACGCTCATAGGTCCTTGTGCGGGTATTAGCATATCAATAGTGTGTGTTAGAGCATTGAAGTTATAATTAAACTTTTTACCAATTTTCATATCAACCAATTTAAGGTATTCGTAAACCAGTTCGACCGTAACTAAATCGAATCCGCCCATTTTTCCCCAGTTCATACCCATACTCTGTCTCATTTGGTAATCGAAGGAGAACATATTGGTCTTATCGTCAAGATTTAGGTAGTATAGGATGGCTAAAATCTCATCCGGGAGCTTGTATGAGGTCACGCCCAGTTCTATGTCTAAAACGAGCCCTACCTCTTTGTATCCGTTATAGTGTTCGTTGTTAAATAACATGATGGCTTCTTTCAATCTGTCTATAACCTGTTGTTGGGTGATATCCATGTGAATCATTCCACCAACTGGTTTCCCGAACATATTATCACCACCTAATTTTCTCAGACACCAATCACCAAATTCAAATAGTGTTGTGGGAATAGTTACGCTCATTTAATGTCTCCTTATAATTTTTTAGCAAGACTAGAAGATAATTTTTCAAGGTCAAATAATATTTTTTTGGCTTCGGTCATTCCCATTGCGTCCCAATCCACTCGTTGGAGTGTTTCTGCAAGTTGGGTCTTAACGAATAATACTTTTTCTTCTTCTTCTTGTTTTACTCTTTTTTCTTCATCGAGGACTTCTTTCTTTTCGGTCAACATTCTCCCAATCGTTCCTTCTAGCAATTCCCTAAGTATTGTGTCATTCTTACTCATAGTGTCCTCCTTATTTTTTTGATTTCTTTGCGGTTTTCTTTTTCTTTTTCTTATCGGCCTTTTTGGTTTTTTTCTTCGTTACTATTGGCTCCGAACCATCAAGAGGAATAGTGGTGATGTCGCCGTCTGTTCCAACTACGTCAGCTTCAATAATTTCTTCTGTTTTCATCTCACCAAGAAGTATTGTCTCTTTTGTACAATACTCAGATTCTTTGTTGAATTTGGCATTATCATTATCTGGTTCTGTTGCGCTCTCAGTAGCTTTAGGGCTTACTTCATCCAATTTCTTTTCTAGACTGTCCGCTGGTTTTAAAACGTTCTTACTTTTAGGGGTTTTAACTTTTGGTGCTTTTTCTTCTGCAACTGGGACATCTACTTCGGCTTCCTTTTTCTTTTTATCGTCTCTTAATTTGATAAAATCCTTATTTGACATAAAAAATAGTGATGGAAATTTACTTGCAAGTTGTTTTTCTTCGGCGTCATTCAATAGATGAGCTACATTTTTTGTTTCTCCGATACCGAACCCAAATTCAGTACCCTTGAATCTTACGTTAATCTTCATTGTTTTTGAGATGTTAATAATCATTTGATTACTCCTTTTTAAAAAACTAAATAGTTACTAATATAAGTTATTTAGTTTTTATAAAATTATAATCTTTTTAAGATGGTTGGTGATACTAATATGTACTACTTTAATGATACAATTTACATATATACTGTAGCGGTGGGAAGCCTATTTAATAACATCTATGTGCAAAAAATAGATAAAGCTAATTTGGACAATCCCATAACAGAAACCCCCGTGCCTCTTTCATATTTAGGTAAGACTCATTGGTATCTTAAGAAGCATAAATCTATTCCCGATACTGATAATATTGGAGCGGTTTTGCCGATAATGGCTTATAGCTTAAAGGGTATGCAAATTGATACTGAAAGGCAAACTAATAAGTTTGAAACTATGAAATTTGACGGTAATGTTACCCGAGAAGTCAGAGAATGGTGTCAGACCGCCGTTCCCTATGTATTTGAATATGAATTATCAATCTGGACTAAACGTCAAACAGACATGAATCAAATTATTGAACAGATTTTACCATTTTTCCCCGCTAAGAGTAGAGATATCCATATAAACGAGATTCCCTTTTTGAATATTACGAGAAGTACAAGGCTAGTATTATCGGGGACATCTGATAATATTGAGGTAGAATTTGATAAGGAATCCGATAGGATTATCAAATATGATATTACCTTTACTCTTGATGGATACCTGTATCAGCCAATTAAAGAAGACGCGATAATTGGCCAAATTGATATAGGAATATATACTAATTTATTGAACAATAACTATATGTTGGACGCTACTATAACCCCTATTGGACTAGTACCCGCACCAACCTTTGAAACAATTGTACCTGCACCTGATAAGCTAAAGGATGAAACATCATGAATTTAATACCTATCATTAAAATGGCATTTGAGGCCGGCGGATTATACTTCGCCCTAATAGCACTATTAATCATTACTATTTTTTATCTAGTAAAAAGATATAGAAACAATGATAATGGACTGGCATCCCTAGAGGAAAAAATTGGAAAAATGTCGGATAAGTTTGATAAAATTTCTAAATCTACGGGTAAAAATGGATATAACTTCAAGGAAACTTCTGATTCTATCCTTCGATTACAAATAGAAGTGTGCGAGATAGGTGAACACGTTGACAAATTGTCAGAATTCTATATGAATAGCATAAAGGATATGGTTAATACTCAAAACAATATGTACGATAAAGTGAAAGAAAACTACATGATAATAAAAAATGTTGATGATAACGTGAAATCACTACAGTATCAAATAAGTGCACTATTAGCTAACATAAATAATAATAATAATACTAGAACTATAGACAAGGGATTGTAAGGGGTGAAAGATGATTAAATATGATGGAACAGAAATCAAATCATTGGATTTTACTGACTTATATGTTATGAATACTTGGACAAATAAGATGATTTTGGAAATCAAAGAAATCGGAAAGGATTTGGAGTATTGTAAACATAAAATATTAATGGCAAAATGGGATAAGATAATATATTGGTATCCGGAAATGTGTCATAGGATAATGAACGGTCCGACTTCTATAGAGGAATTTATGGTGAGTATTAGGAAGATTATCGAAGATTATGAGAAAGTAATATACGCCGATACAAGAATAGTCACTAAAATTTATACTATATTTAAAGAACTTCACGAAGTTGCCACGACGGAATTTATAGGAGCAATTAAACAGTTACTCGATGACCATCAAAAGAAATTTATTACTACCACCGACTTAATAAACAGTATAGGGAAGAATTTACATTTATTATTAATCAATTCTGTATTCGAGATATCAGAAATATCAATAAAATGTCCTAATACTAATTGTCCATATTACATTGAAGAGGAAGACCAATCCGTAAGATTTCTTATTAGTGACCTGTACGCATTAAATTCATTTTCAATATACAAACTAGAAAAATTTATAAAACTACTAGATACCGACATAGCTAAAATTGATTTTGTAGCTGATTTTAGATACTTCTCTGAGAAAGAGGTAAATCCTAACATATTTATTATGTTGGATAAAATAAGAGATGGTTTTAAATCATTGAGAATCACTAAGTTAAATGCATATATTTCTAATGCTACTATCAAAAGATTTCCGGAGAATGTTGAAAAACTATAAATATAGTTGATATTATTAAACAATGGAGAGAGACATGACCAAAGATAATAACAAAAAAGAAACCAAAGACTCAATCGATGAGTTATTAAGTAAAGCATCAAATAGACCATCGAGAGATAATTGTCAACCAATTATCCCGCCGGTAATGGACGACCAAATAGATTTTTCAGAAGAGGATATCGAAAAAGCCAGACAGGTAGCACTGGACAAAATAGAAAAACATATAGACGGCATTAAAAAAAATATTGAGAATGGTAAATTAGCAGAATATATGCTTGATAATAGAATAGTATTATTAGAGCAGGGAAAATTCATGTTGAATGAATTTATGGTAACTATCATGACGACTTTGTCGAGCAATGCGAGGGCATTTGAGGTTCTTACTAAGATGCTCAGCACTGTGGCTAATATAAATGATACCATAGTCCATGTGAATGAAGATAAGAAGAAGACCGCTGAAGATGTGGAAGAAGAGGAAAATATGGTTGGTAGTAGTACGGATATTATCGAAAGCATAGTTAAGAAAAATATCAAGGAATTTGTAAAACGAGAAAAAGACGAAAAAGAAGACGTCGAAGTTATATTGCGAGTGGTAGAGTAAATATTGGAGGTTATATTATGAGTAATGAAGGATTAACAGTAAAAGAATTAGAGCTTATACGGCAAGAAAATAAGGAAGAGCGGTTAAGAATAAAAAAAGCCAAGGCCATTAGAATAAAAAAAGAAGTGGAAGACCAGATAAAAGTATTAAAGGAAGATGAAGACCAACGGGCCGAGGAGATAGCAACACATGAGAAATTCATGGAGATGTTGTCAAATGAATCAATAGTAAAATCTTTTACTAGAAAAAAGCCAAATCTCCCTGAAATTAATGTTGACGCTAATGGAAGAGAAATTTCATATGAAAAAAATGTTATGAGAAAGGGTAAAAATGTAAAAATGACCCTATCTAAAGAACACGTTGAAGAATTAAATTATTGTTTCCAGCATCCAATATATACTATTCGTAATTATGTGAAGATTGTCAATGAGGATTTAGGCCTAATTGATTTTAAACTCTATCAGTACCAGGCTGAATTTATTCAAAATTGTTTTGGTAATAAAAGAGTAATCGCGAGTTTTCCTCGACAGAGTGGAAAGACTACAACGTCAGCATCTTTCATGTTAATGTTTGCAGTATATAATAAACGAAAAACTATCGCTATTGTTGCAAATAAGAAAGCTACATCAAAGGAAATTCTGTTTAGAATCGGCCTTATGTATGACTATTTGCCAATGTGGATGAAACCGGGAATTGAAGAGTGGAACAAGGAAAGTATAATATTTTCAAACGGTTGCAGGATAATCGCCGCCGCCACTTCATCAGATTCTATTCGTGGACAGTCGATTTCGTTGCTATATCTCGATGAGTTTGCTTTTATTCAGAAGAATATGGTTAATCAATTTATTGAATCAACTTTCCCTGTTATTTCATCATCAAAGTTGGCTAGAATTATTATTACTTCGACCCCGAACGGGAAGAATCACTTTTATAAATTCTTTATGGACGCGAAGCATCATAAGTCCGCTTTCGTCTCGATGGGAATTAAATGGAATGAAGTACCGGGAAGAAATGAGAAATGGAAAAAGGAGATGATATCCGAGCTTGGCTCGATTGAAAAGTTTAATCAAGAGTATGGTGCAGAATTTATAGAAGCGTCAAATCTTGCATTCTCCGCCGATACTCTCAGACATATAGATAGAGTCCAGACCACAGAGTCCCTTCTTGCTAACGTAAAGGTCGTTGACGGCCTGAAAATATATGAGAGACCCATCAAGGGCCAGAAGTATTTAATCATCGCTGACGTGGCCGGGGGTAAAGGTCGAGATTCATCAACGATGTTAATCATAGATATTACGAGTGATAACTTGTATAACATTGTCGCTACGTATCAGTCTAATACCATTAGTACAATCGATTATCCAGGAATTATATACGGTGTTGCGTTGTATTATTATAATGCATATGTTCTCATAGAAAATAATAACATGGGAGATGGTGTTGTCAATGATTTATGGTATGATTACGAATATGCTAATATCTATTCTGAGGATTTCTCCAGGGAGAATAAAGCGGTTAAGAAATACTATAAGGAAATTGGTGTCCATACAAATAAGAAAAATAAAAAGGCCGGCGTTTTGTATCTTTCAACTATGCTAGATAGGTTTAAAATATTTATCCCTGATACTAGAATTGTCGAAGAAATGTATACGTTTGTTAAAAATGATAATAACACATATTCTGCCCAAGAGGGAAACCATGATGATTTCGTGATGAACCTAGTATTATTTGCTTATCTGGTTAAGACGAGAGATTCATTTGATATCCTTAAAGGCTCATATGAAGATATGGAAGACAGTGAAGCTGTGGCTCATTATGGAGTCATGTACGTCGAAGGAGGTAGGCTTACTGGTTCTACCCCGGAGGAGGACGCGGACGAACTTCTCGCATCAATGTTGGCTAAATGGTAAAATTTTCTTGACATTTCTAGTATTTCATGGTATAGTATAACTGGAATGATTAATTTTGGAGGTTATCATGAAGTTTTTTCTTTTAGTTATTACAGCGATGTTGTTGAGTGTATCTTGTGCAAACAATTCTAAAAAGACTGATACCGTCTATTCGATGGTTCTTTCGGTGATGTCGGGTTCTATTAATTTTAATCGTAAAATTAAAGCTAGATGGAATGATTCTGCTGAGAAATCGGCAAGAGAAGACCTCGAAGTTATAATCTTAGAACATAATAGTAAGATTAGGGGTAGATATATGGCAAAAGCATATGATGGTTCGTTGTTTGATTCAACTAGAAGTGTACCAAAAGTTTTCGAACAATCAAGTCCCGTAAAAATTAATACACCTAGGCTTGTGTCACCCTCAAAACAAATAAAACGCCGTGGTGGTATGAAAGCATTTTTCAAAAATGCTATGAAAAATCAGAACGGCGGTAAGGTTGACGAAGATGCTTACGAGAGAACGGATAAGTAATAATCTAATTAAAATCATAAATAATAGTATATTCTCTATAATAGGATGATGTGCAACAATGACAGATACAGAAAAAGACAAATCAAAATCTAAAATGGCTACTTTGCTCGACGAGATTAAACAAAAGAGAGCCGGTGCTAAAATAATGAAACAAATAGATAAAGATTATGATGACCATATGAAAGTCCGTAATGCTAAGTACGAAAAGGATGTTAAGGATAAATATGGATTTGAAGTTAGTATTGCTAAAATGTCCATGGGCGAATTTGAAAAATTAGCAAAATTTCAAAAAAGAGAAAGTGATAGAACCGTAAATAGATTGAAAATCGAAAGGGTCGAGATACAACAAAATATTAAAGAAGTTGGTAAAGGAGATAAGGCCAGAATCGAGGAGCGTAAAAAAGAGGGTGAATATAAACTAGCGACTATTAATAGAACCGATTTGGATTCTGGAAAAATTAAAAAAAAGTCCGTGATTACTAAAGAAGAAAATATTATAAAAAAGGACACCGCCGATTCCATTAAAGCCCTTATCTCAAAACAAAAATCTGAAAATATAGTGAAAAAATCTACGTTAAATAAGGATTTGGATGAAAATTCAGGAAAGACTAGGGACGAACAGAAACAATCAATGGAACGCTCAATGGTCGAGAAGAAAAGGACTGATGATGAGGAAAATCCAAAGAGGAGTGCAGTAGGGGAGGGATTTTTACATATTGGGAAAATGTTTGAACCGTTAACCGAGGCCGTACAAAAAAATGCGGGATTGGTAACCAACGGATTCAATGGGGTAATGGATGACATATCTCCATTATTAGGAAATATCACTAGGGGTATTATTAAAATGGGCAAAACCCTAATGAAAAAAGGTTTTGACCTTATGCTTAAGGGAATACTATCAATGGGACCAACCGGACTGGCTATTACCGCCGGTATTGCGGGATTAAGCGTGGCGATATACTCAGTATTTGATACATTAAATAAAAATCTAGATAAAAAAGAGGAAAAGGACAACGCCAAAAATGTGTTAGAGTCATCATCCGGACATTCACTAGATAGCGCAAGACTTTTCAACAAAAATGCACTGTTAAACAAAAAAGATTCGGGATTAACCCCCGAGGGTAGGGCCGATTTAGAATCGGAGCGGGACATCAATAAAAAATTAGTTGATGAAAAAATGAAACTCATCGAGAGCATACAACAACAAAAATCGGACCTTGCCGAGGGATACACGAGTGGGGTGGGAGAGTTTGATGTTCATGAAGATTATATGGGAAAAGAAAAAGAAGAAAGAGAAAAAAAAATAAGAGAATCGGAGGAAAAATTAAAAACTTTGTCCAATATAAAAGTCGAGGAAAACCATAAAGTTGAATTTTATAATAATAGAGGTAAGGAAAAGGTAAGAAATAAAAATACACAAAAGGCTAAGATACAAAGGGTGGCGAATGAGAATGATTATTCCACGGGGTGGGATTTCCTAAAGAGTAAATCCGAAATAAAGGAAAGGGATTGGGAGTCAGCTAAATCACAGTATTTACAAGACGACTTCGATAAAAAAGTGAAAGCTATTCCCACCCGGTCTACCCCCAAGCCACCAATAAAGGGAATCCAAACTAAAGATATAGAAAAAGTTGTATCGGGAAAGGGAGATAAGGCAAAACAACAAAAAATAGAAGCCGAAGAGAAAAAAGCAGAACGTGACGCTAAGAGACTCGCATCGGCGAATCAATCACAAGCACCGGCACAATCATCGCCGATAGATATGGGACCATTAGTGGCTGGAGTAAATAAACTAAATGATACAATGACCGATGTTAAATATAACACGGCAATAAGTGAGGGAGCACCATGATAACAATTTTATTTTCGGCACAGTATATAATACTGGCATTATTAGTGAATATAATACTATTCATGACAACTAATGCAATTAAAGATGCAATGACAAGGGGGAAGGGAGATGCCCCAAAGCAGGGCCTACCCAAAGTAGCAATTAGGAACATATTAATGATTTTAGTTTTCAGTATATCGTTCGTTTTAACGTGGGTGTTGGTATATTTCGGACAAATTAGTTTAATATCAAAATCAATATTTTTAACATCTTCCTGGTGTGGGGTATTAGCTACACTCACCTATAATATTGGAATTAAGGAAGTTATGGGAATGTTGAAAAATTATTTCACGAAAATGATGG